TTTTAACATATTGTAGCAATATAATTCTAGTTTTGAATCGAATTTCTTGCCATCAATTTCTATTTTCTTATTTCCGTATTTACTACGTGTTTTGTATGTGGTATTCTTTGCCATATACTTTGACCGTAATAGGCCCATAAATAGTTTGTGGATACTTTACCTCTATTTTAGATTTAAGTCTCTTATCGAGCTTATTACTGAGCCAGTAAACTATCTTGTCAAACCAGTTTAATTTATGCTTTATTTTGCCTTCTATCTTGGATATAGTTTTATACTTCTCGTTCTCTGCTATCTCCTTCATTATTTCATTGTTTTTATAAAGGCTAAAGTCTCTCTCAAGTATTGGCATAAGTTTAGGCTGCCTATATGTTTCAGGTTTCATTACTTTACCATCCTTTCTGAATATTGCTTTACCATCAGGTCCGAGCTTCGACATGTTAGAAGAATGAACTTCATCAAACAACATTACAAAACGATCAGACAGTCCATACTCTTGAACAGTTCCTAGAACTATGTACGTTATGTCACATAGCGCATCTGATACCTCTAATATATTCTTGGCTTCCCTAAGTTCTTTTACTTCCTCTTCTAGAAGCTTTTGTCTTAGAATAGTTCTTTTCTTGCTTAGCATACCAGGCTCTGTTGGTGTCTTAATTCCGAATGCCTCCTGAAAACTAACAACTTGTAGTATTTGTCTCTCCATTTGAATTAATTTATTGTAAATATAGTGTTTTTTGTTTATAGTTTAGTGCTGATTATAGTCGAATTTATACATGATTCTAGATAGAAACTTGATGTTCTTTATACTTAAAATCTTAAACTTTATTTTATCAAAATCAGACTTTTTAATTTTACTTTCGTATATAGATCTAAATAACTTATCCTGTTGCCTCTTTGTTGCTATCTCAGTCCCATGCATTACTACTGGATGCTTTTCAAGATAGAACTTCCTTTCTTCTGTCTTGTTGCCTCTAGCTGGGATGATAGCTACTATTTCAATGTCTGCAGCGTATATCTTTGGTTGAGGCTTAAAATCCTTAAATAAATCAGTTTCCATCTTTTTTAACTATTTTATCTGACAAGTACAACAAGTCAATGGTCTTCACTAGGGTAATAACATCCATTCTACCTTTCCTAGTATACAGCTTATACAACTCTGGAGAGTCACATAACTGCTTGTTTCTGCACTTGTTAGCTATAAACTCTTGAAGCTTTACTTTAGATGCCATAACGAAATAGTCCTCTGTCTCAAAAGCAAAATAGTCAGCATCACCATACAGCCATCCATCATTTCCGTGTACGTTCTTCAACTCGACATAGTGTATGTTTTCGTTTGATTCTTCATCTGATCTATTTATTTTCTTCATGGCCTTGACATCTACTTTGATGCTCATTTTAACATCCCAGTGTTCATAAATATCCTGATCCTTTGTTGAGTATTCAACTTTAGAAAATATCTTAACAGATTCTGCAAACTTCTTTTCTATCTCCTGAAACTTTATATGATTCTCTTTATACATAATTAAAAAGGTTGTGAGCCTTGCCAATCAAACTCTTTATTTGGTTTTAGCACTGATTGTGTAGGTGGTTCGTATTCATCTCTTTGATTTGGGTCTTTCCAAGCTGGAACATTAGAGTCAAACTTCAGATGCACATCTTCAAGTTCTCCATCTCTATGCTTAGCTATAACCACATATCCATCGTCAGCAAGAGGGTTGTCTCTCTTTTCTTCAATGTCCATGTAATATCCTGCCCTATACAGGAACATAACTATGTCAGCATCTTGCTCTATATCTCCTGATTCTCTTAAGTCAGATAGTATTGGCTTCTTATCATTTCGGTGTTCTACCGCTCTTGATAATTGAGCCAAGGCAACTACAGGTATCTTTAGTTCGTTAGCCATATCTTTAAGCTTTCTTGAAACATCACCAACTTCATTGGTTCTATTCTGTGTTCCTGGAGATGTGATTTTCTGTATGTAATCAATCACAACATAGTCAAGGCCCTCGGAATATTTAAGCTTATAAACCATAGACATAACTTCTGTAATTGTAAAAGAACCTGCAACAATCTTAAATGAAGCTTCTGATATGCGCTTCTTTGCGTGATCGTAGCGAAGTATTTCATTGCGTTGAAGCTGACCCCTTTTAATCGAGTATCCAGGAATATCACTATCAACACTTACAATTCTTTTCATTACCTGAACCTCATCCATCTCACAAGATATGAACAATCCTTTGTGAGTATTTCTAATAGAAGCTGCTTTTATTATTCCTAGTGCGAATTGTGTCTTACCCATCGCTGGTCTAGCTGCTACTATTATAAGGTTCGTTGGCTGCATCCCTGATGTTATTGAATCTATTCTATTGTACCCTGTCTTTATGCCACTTATCCCTTGCGTCTCCGAGGCTAACTTCATCTTCTCGTCAAGTTCTACAAGTAGTTCTGAGTTACTCTGCTCCTTCTTGTTGAGTATTGACTTGAATCTATTGTCTACTATGTGGCCCTGTATTATATTCAATACGTCTTTAGGGTCATAGCTATCAGAAGAAGACAGCTTGGTTATCTTCTCTCCAAGATTTACGTGTTCGTTTCTTATGCTTTCTGAAAGCAATAAAGCTTGAGCACTAGCAATGTCTTGCTTTTCTAGATAGTTGAACATTGTGTGAATGTTTGTTAAGTCTTCTAGTGCCTTTTGCTTATGTATAGACTTTGCCTTTTTTATCTCCTTGTAGCATGTGATTAGGTTGACAGGCTCCTGCTCCATGTAGATCTTTGATATAGACTCAAGTATTATCTTATGTGGAGCATACTCAAACATATCAGCAGATATGCTCTTCATTATATCGTGAACTATTGCTGGCTCAGATACTAGACCATTTATAATAAGCTGCTCTGCTCTTAGTCTTGCTTTGTCCATATTATTTCCTAGTATTAAATTTTGGCATAATAAATTTATTTTTCTCTTCCTTATTTGTTTTTACTGATGTCCATTTATCTATTTGTTCTAGTCTAGAGAAATACTCAAGGGTGCAATATTTGAAGTTTGATTCTATATGAAAGTCATCCTTGCTTGCGTTTATCATAGCTTGCTTTATTTCTTTCATGTCGTAGTACTTCAGTATCTCTTTATATCTGTTAGCTACCTTCTTGCTTACAACTCTAGACCTCTTGTTAAACACCTTGTTAAACATGTCCAGTATGTTTTTATTTGATGATGAATCGACCTTGTTTACAGCCTCTAAGTCTTTCATGGCTGCATCTACTATTAAGTCCTTTTCTTCTCCGAATGGACCAAATAAATCATCTAAAACTTTTTCTAAGTTCTTTAACTTCATAATTAGCTTGTTAAAAAATCATAAATACAACTTGTATTTTCCTTATAGTCATGGCTCTTCTTCCTGTGTTTTACGTAATGAATCACAGTACAGTGGGTAAGATTCATGGACTTACCAACTGCCGTAAAAGAGTTATATTTTCTAAACTTCATCTTGTTTTTCTTCCACCATTTTATAAGGCAATGTCTCATGTCTATTAATTCTTGCTTCCTGCTTTTCTCTGACAACTTGTAATTTTGCACAGCCAGATCTAATATAAAGTCATAGTTTGTTATTGGGCCATCACCATCATTCCTCATTATCCAATTCTCCCAACTCATGATAATTATTTTACATTTAATATTTTTTCACCAAGACCATCTAAGAATACAATTAAGGAATTCACATTGTCTCCATTGGAGTCAACTATCTCAGATATAAACTTATACTTTGTCTCTATTACCTTTATTAATTCTTCTGTAGGCTTCCTCATAAAAATCGTATACAAAGAGTCTTTGTTCTCTTTCATCTTATTTAAATCACTGAGTGCACTTTTTATAAAAGCATAGAAACAAATTAAAGAAGTCTTCTGAGTATCCCCAACCTGTACCTTATTTAATGAGTCTGCTATTACGTTGTATATTTTGTTTAATGTATCAGGGTTTTCTTCTGATAAAGACAACAGCAGGGGCTTGGTATGTTTCTCCATAAGGTTTAGCCAATGACTAGCCTTCTTCTTAAAATCATGCTTATAATACCTTCCACTGTCTATAACTTCATCTAGGTATACAAAAGAAGCAGAGATTTTAATTACTGACACTATAAGCATTCCAGTATCTTCAGAATGGGGAGCACTAGACTCCCCTTTATTCTTTATTTCTTCTGACATATTACTTAGGTATTTTAATTGCTATTGTAGTTGACCCCTCTTTCTGCATGACAGCTGGAGTAATAACAACGCCATCTTCGTCTACCATTTCAGAATACCCCATAGCCAATACCATTTGTTTTTCTAAAGCCTTTTTCTTTTCAGTAAGTTCTTTTATCTGATCGTTTAACTGAACCCACTCTTCACAGTTAGAATAGTCATACTTGTTGGCGGTAGACTTAACGCTTACTCCACAGCCAAATATCTTGCTCTCCTTTCCGTGCGTCTCTGCTTCGTCAATAGCGTATTGCTTTATCTTTGACTGAACAGAAGAAGATATTTCTTCTAGGGCTTTTGCTTTAATGTATGTGGTTATCGCATACTCATTTCCATCTAATACGGACTTGCATACTTGCTGGGCTATTGAGTCTATGTTCTCTTTGCTAACACTTTTCATAGCCAATACAACGTCTGCTATATTGTTTTTCTTTGTCTCAAAAATATCCATTACGTTATCTTCTTATAATACTTGTTACACTTGTCTTTGAATTCATCAACCATATCCTCATCCCAAGAATCCATGACCTCTCCTAGCACTTCTCTTGCCCATTCACTAAAGTCATTTGGATCATCAAATGTTTCTATCTTGTCTAAGTATTCTTTGTATTCAGAATTCTTATCTGTTTCTTCTATGGAGAAATCTATGTAATCATCTTCCTTATCTTCAGACAACTCTTTTGATAATTCTTCGTCTATAGCTTTCTGTATGTTCTCTGTTGACATTCTTCCGTGAGGAGACTTACCAAAGATAGCCTTATATTCTGATATAGCTGCATCTCTTTCTGGGTCCTCTTCGTCTTTCTTCTTCTTCAATATGCCTTTTACATTGGCCTCATCTTTTACTTCAACAGGTTTTTCTTTCTTCTCTGCAAGCTTACCCCACTGAAACCTAACCTTGCCGTTCTCGTCTTTGGCTGCTAGAAAAGATATCTTCCCATCAGTAAACTCTGAATACCATGTCCAATCTCTAAGCTTAAGATTCCACGTTTGCTTTGGTCTGCCTCCGTCTTTGGTATACTCATTGTCAAATAATTTAACGCTGATTACTGGATATTCGTAAAGTTCTCTACCAATACCAAGGTTGAAGCATGCACGTTTAAATGCATCGGAAGCCTGGCCTTTTTCTTTCTCTGTATTAGACTCAGTTCCTACATCCCACTTCCATACCCACGCTGCACTCTCTCTGTCAAGTATACCAACTCCACAGAATAAGTTGCCGTTTATTTCTGAGTATGCTTTCTGCCATCCAAATGGACCGAAGGCTTCATCTAATCTGCTCATGTCAGTACGAGCATCTTTATACGCTAGTATTGTAGCGTAGCCACCATTATTTATAGATTGAATTCTGAAGTCAATCTCAGAAATATCTAGTGGTCTTGTTAACGGATTATTCATATTCATATTATTTACCAATTAAAATTATCTTTCTCTTTCTTTTGTTTTACACTTGAATACCTGTGTAGTATCGTCTTGATATCTACAAATAGTATATCAGACAACACAATAAAAACATATGCATCTTTTGGAGCTACTGTTCCGTGCATTAGATTGTATACGTTTTGTATTGAGTCCCAAGATCCAGGAGCATTTCTCTTCTTAAGTTCTTCTTGAAGGTGCTTACCTGAGTACCTATTCTGCTTGCATAAGTCTTTTATACCAATAAAATTGTTCATAACTGTATTATTATGTTGCTAAATTAATAAAACTATTTTAATTAAAAGTAAATTTTTTATAAAATTATATTATTATTTATAGTTTTGAACGATTCTTCTATGAATTCGTCTGACGTTTGCTCAGTTAGCTCTGCTCCTTGAAAGTATCCCTCGTCATAAGAGTGCTTAAGGTTTTGTATCTCAATGTCATATACATTATAGTCCATCATCTTCTTGGCTTCATTCAGTCCTTGAAGGTAGCCTTTTGTTTCTAGATCTAAAACCGATACACTAGATGTCTGTTGGCTAGTCAGCAATACTCTTTCTATCTCCGTGTCTATGAGCATGATCATTCTTTCTGTAAGTGTTGTTTTCTTTTCCATTAGTTTAGTGCTTTTAATACATTTTCAATTTGCTTCTTACTAATCATAAAAGACGAACTACTTCCATAAACAAAAGCCGTGTTAAATGATTTTGATACAATGAATAACTCTCCATTAATCTCTAGTGATATCTTGTTGCCATTCTGTATTGTCTTCTTAACTATATTAAAAAACTGTTGTGCAGATTCTTTGTCACCTAGTGATAGGTATTTTATATCTGTTATGTGTTGATACTTAGAGTTTTTGTAATACAATGTGTAACTAGAATACTCTTCACCGTAAAAGTGAACAAGCTTTGGAAGGCCAGCTAATTTACTGTACCAAACCACGCTATCTTTTGCTTCTTCTCTTACAACTATCTGGCTATTAGCCTTTAACGATAGTATACTTAAACCGATTGTTAAAATAAATTTTCTCATAATTAATTATTATTTATAGCTACGCTTTTATACTGCATAGATAATTTACAGCATTTAATCTATAGTTATTATAGATATACCCAGCTAGTGAAACTTCCCTCTGCGACCTTTTCTTATGTATTCAGTCAATAGACTTAGGCATTTTGGTTTACTTATTATTGAACCTTTCGGTATGCAGTACCTGTTGTTAAGCGTTTAAACAGAGCAGGATTTTTAATTTATAATAAGCATTCACTATGAGTGGTTGTTTTTGTTAAGATGTTCAACCGCATACAACATCTATAAAATAAAAAAGCCCTGATCTAATGTACGGAAGGATGACCAGGGCTACTATCTAGAAGATAATCTTAACCAATAAATATCTTTTCCTTCCGTAATTATTACAAATATACAAAATTAATTTAACCAACCTAATATTTTTTCTTTTACTTCTGTTGGTGCTTTGTGAAACTCTTTCCATCCTAGCTCATAGCTAATGTTTAATCCTGTTGCTCCTGTATTCATCATGTATAGATTTCTATCTGCAACAATAATCATGGATGGTTCGTATTTAATTTCTATTGGAAGTTCGGGTAAGTCATTTTTCCCGAGTAAGTATTGGAATACCTGATCCCAAAACTCATATCCCTCTCTTGAATCATTCCAGTCGAATAGATTCATCAAGTCAACCTCTAGTGATAAAGAGTTATCTTGAAGAATACTTATGTCTTGTAAGTTATTTACAACACAATCAACGTACTCTTTTGGTAGTTTGTCAAGAAGAGATTGTAATATTGTCATTTCCATACTAAGTTAGTTATTTTGATTTATTAATCTTTTCTACTATTAATGCATAAAACACTTGTGTGAATAAGTATACATACCATGCTGTTATTAGGTCTACAAATAAGTGTCCATGGTCAGTAAATAGTAATATAACTGACAAAATGTACAAGGAAATAAAAAACAATAATACTATTATGTCAAAAAGTAGTGTCAATGTATTCTTTTAATCTTGTTACGTAAACTATTGTGGATTCTGCTGAGTAATTATGCTTGAATTCTTTTATTGCGTTAATATAAGTGTCTGCTTTAATATTAACTCCTGTGCAAAGGTCTCTACCTAGTAGGTAGCAAATGTGAAATGTGTTCATATGCTTTGTGTAAATTGTTTTGCTATTGCTTTAGCCATTCCAGGAAACGTCTTGCTTCTTAAACTTCTTCTTTCCTCAGCAGTCTTTGCTTTTGATAATGCGTCTGCATACCATTTAGGATGTGATTTGCCTGACTTGAATACAACCTTTTCTCCTTTACCAACTACTTTGGTTGGCTGTATATGTGGTAAGTTCTTTAGCCACAAGCAGGTTGACTTGGTTGCTTCATCGCCAAACATCCATGGCTGTATTATTTGATCAGGTTTTCTGATTCTGCTACTTATAACGCTAATAGGATTTTCTACAGCTATTTTTTCTATTGGTGCATCCATGAGCTTCTGAACGAAGTCAAGTGCTTCTTGTTGGTTCTTGTGTCTTTCTTCATTAACACTTCCATCTTTATTATACATCCACCTAGCACCACTTACCGCTAAGTACGTACATGGAGGATGTGCAATCATCATGTCCCAACCTTTATCTAATTGCTCTAATACGTCTCCTTGGATGTGCCACTCTGGATGCCCACCACTACATGGTAGTATATCGCATGAGTATGCTTCGTGTCCGAGTTGTCTTAACTCTTTTGTTATTGCTTGACTCTCTTCGCATGCTACTAATATTCTCATATCAATTGTATTTCGTAATTACCAATATCTAAATCTCCTATCTCTAAATCAGGATCTGAGTCTTCAAATCCTTTTACTAGCCTTACAGGTATAACATCTGTGTTTACGCGATGTAATATTTCTCTAGAAGTGATAGTGTATTTACCATCTAAGAATAATGTTTCTGCTAGTTCTTTACCGAAAGACATCCTAATATCTTCTTGCTCTTGGTCTGAGCTACTATTGAAATACCAATCAATAAAATCTTGTGATTTAATCTTAAGCTTTGTTTTCATAATTATTGGTTATTATTAAATTGTTTCTACATATGTACCATCATAAAGGTAGTGATGGTCATCATCTAATTCTTCCCATTCGGTATAGTAGTACTCCTCGTTATTATATGCCTCTTCTAGTATGAATTCGTCAGATAGACCTTCCATGCCACCACGACTTCTCAGCCAATTGATTACGAATTTTATTTCAGAGAAGTGTAGTTCTCCATCACCTACTACGTATCCTTTTTTTATGCCAAATCCTGTGGCATCGCAACGTCTTGCAAATTTTTCTATTTTTTCTGCATTGTCAAAGTCTCTGACAATTTCTATTGGAACAAGATATAGGTCACCATCTTCGTCTTTCCATGTTTCATAGGTGACACCATCGCCACCATCGTACCATTCCATTTCTTTCATGACTTTCTTTTTAAACTATTATAAGTTCCTCCTTCTGAATCAGTGCCTACGTTATATATCACTTCATAGTTATCTCTAAGTTCTTTATAGTATGCATCGTATAATGCATTGAACAATCTATCTCCAAGCCTCTCCTTATACGGAAGAAGGTATTTCTTGAAAGCATATGAGTCTTTCTCCATGTTGCCATACGTGTATGCGCTTTCCATCATACCGATGAAGTATTCAATTTCTTCTTTCATGTTACTTTATTTTAAATACTTGTTCTGTGAAATTAAGTAGATCAGATAATGTTTTATGTACCTCATCTTTAACTTGTTTCTTTTGGTTGTCCGATAGTTTTTTATAGGACATGTTGAAAACCTCTTTTGATTTTCTTTCGTAGTTTTCTTGAAAAAATCCCATGTTGTTTATTTACCAGTTATAAAAATACCCTTGATACTTACAATCCTTAGGCTTTATGTTCTTATACTCTTTAGGTTTGTTTTCAGTTAATAATGGAAACTTTACATTCTTATAGTCTCCAAAATATAATTCTATACCTTTATCTCTAAGTTCCTTGCCATCGACATTGTTTATAATATCTTTATTCATTTCGGCAAGTAGTACATGAAAGTCTTTACCATCAAACTTTCCGTATCCTTGATATTTATCCTCTATATACGTTGTGCCATCAGAGGATGTCATATAAACTGTAAATGTTCTCTTACCTGAAAACGCATTACATATGCTTCTTTTTGTGTCCGTTGTTTTCCAACTAAAGAATCCCATGTTGTTTATTTTAATGTGAATATTTCTTTTTTATCTATGTATATCTCTTCAAACTCCTGCTTGTCTACGTTCTTACCGTTATGGTCTCGCCAGTGTGGAGCAACTCGTGGATTATAAGATATAATCTTATCGAATGCTACAAACATATAGTCGGGGTTTGGAAATATTTCTTCAGCCATTATCCATGCACAAACGGTCTTGCTTGAGCCATTGTATATCTTCTCTGCTGCTCCTTTTTGGTTATACAATTTAGCATTTTTCAATGACATTTCAAAGTCTTCAGTGTCTAAAAACTTTACTTCTTTGGAGGTTGTGTCTTCAACTCTCCACTTCATGTAGTTCTCACCTGCTCCGAGGTGATACCTTATCTTATACTTTCTTTTCATATCACAGGTACTACAAAGAATTCATCTCCTTTGGCTCCGAACAATGACCCAGCATCGTTACCTTCATCGTCTCGAGAAGGAAACAGTAATGTCCCATCGTCTAGTTCTATTACTACTGCTGATCCATACCAACCCATATCCTCTACTTCTTGGTCATCCATCCATCTAACATTAACTATCTTTCTTCCTTTTAGTCTCTTACCTATTTTTACGGACCATTCTGTTTTGTATCCGTTTTTGTCTTTAGTGTTCATAACTATTTATTTATCTGCTTACTACTCCTTTAATTACTTCTGTTCCTGAGTTTATCATATCTATTACGTCAACCCAATTCTCATTGTCTGCTTCCCATTCTATTTGATATGGTTCAATTCCACCCTCTCTATATCCAAACTGCCAATTAGATAGGGCGTATCCCATTCCACTCATTTTAAAATCACCGTTGTCATTCTTTCTAAAACTTATGGTGTGCTTGTTGTCACACATAACTGATATCGTTGTGAATATCACTTCTCTTGCACCTTTCTTTATATTTAGTTTTGGTGGGTTTAATCTTAATTCTTTGTACTTTGACATATCTATTTTTTTAATTGGTTATTATTCCTTGTTCTAATAAATTCTTTGCAGTCCTTCCGAACCATCCTTGTAGCTTGTATGCTAACCCTGTGTCATGTAAGTACTGCCATGCATCTATTATTTCATCTTCATCGTTTGTGTGTATCCAGCCTTCCGCTAGACCTACTGCTTTATAGTCGTTCATCTTTACTTATTTTTATTTGTTCTTCTATGTATTCAATCTCTTTACCTGTTAGTCCTGGATAGTCTTTTGTATCGAATTCCCAATCAAAACACTCAAGGTCTTCTAGTAAGCATTCGATTGCATATTGTCTATCGTCTTTTAATTTCAATTCCCAACAAGTCATTTCGATGTCTTCTATTTCTCCTTTCTCACACTTGAACTCACCTGCTATGTCCATGCCTGGTTCGTCATAGCTTCCTTCTACTACTACATCGTATACTTCTGTTAGTTCTTGAAGTAGTTTTAGTGGTGGACCCCATGCACTATCTCCTGAAATCATCATGCTGTCATCGTATCTTTGTATATCAAAGTCCCACCACCTAGTGTCATAGTAGTAGTAATCATCTTTAATATTTCTCTCTACTTCCTTATTGAGTACCATGTCTCCCCAAAGGACTAGGTAATCGTAGTCCGTGTATTTGTTAAACTTTTCTTCTATCTCGTCTAACACTTCTTTTTTACCATACACTGTTGCATGGTTGTAACAATTATTTGCCATTACTCATATGTTTTAATTACGAATCCTGAGGTATCTTTTCTAGCCTTACCTTTTGCTTTTAATCCTATGATGACGTTTTGTCTATCCATATATCGTAGATCACTTTCATCTCCGTTTACTACTTCATATCCCCACCACATATCGGGTATTTTATCGAATACCATTGCCACATTACCACCCTGTTTTAGGTATTCTACACACTCTTCTTTGTTTGATTCTGACTTTGATAATGTGAGATGGTAGTTCGTGCCTAGATATTTTAACGCACGTTTTAGATTCTTTGTGTAATCGTAGAACACGAGGTTGGAAAAGCGTGACAGTGAATCAGTTGTAATATCCTTAATGTTAAACAAGGAGAAGAAGTCTAGGTCAGACGTTCCGTTTAGCCGTATGGCTACTGCTCGGTTCTCAAGCATTGCCTCTGCATTGATAAGGTATAGTTCCTTGTATAGTTGTGTAAGGAATCCTGGCATGTCACTAAAGAAGAAGTCTGTCCTTCTTTGCCTAGCCTTTTGTACATTTGAGAATGCGCCCCTACCTGCAGTATACAAGCAGGACTCTATGCATCCTTTTGTAGCGTTGCCACATACATTTTTGCCGAAGCTGTTTTGTTTGTATGGGCTAAGGTACAATATGTAAGACTCTGTAATGTGTTGATTCTTGGCAGTCTTATAGTTGGTGCTACCATGACTCAGTAATTTTATTTTACTCATCTTTGTTTTGGTCTAAAAACTTTAATACATTATCTCTAATTTCATTCTGAATATTTGGTGGCAATTGTGAAACTAACCATTCTATTTCACTTACTGGACTATTACACTCTTGTAACAACCAATTAGCATACTGATTTAATTCTTCTTCACTCATCTTTCGTAAAATTTATCCATTCTTTCTATGATATCTTTGGCTATGCCTATCCATGCACTTGTAGATATGATTGATATTCTACCATTTGATTCGTCTTCTTTCTCTTTCTTTAGTAGGTTTTCTTCATCGTCTACTACTTCCTTTGCATACTCTCGTATTGCTTGTATGATGAATGGTTGACATAGTGCTCCGTAAGGTGAGTAATTCATTAAGTCCCTTACTAAGTCTTCATTGGTTTTTATACTTTTCTTTCTCATTTCCTGTATACTTTTAGCTTGTGTTGTAGATCATTTACTGCAACCCATCTGGTTTTATAGTTGTTAGCTAGCCATTCAATAGCTTCTAATAGTTCTTTTTTTGTTTCTTCTTTACCTAATAATTCTTTTAAGTATTGTTCATACTGCTCCACTTTATCCCACAGGTCATCTGCGAAATCAATGATGATTGCTCTTTCTTTCTTTGTCATGCTTCTTGATTTAGAATTTGTAATACTTCTTTTACTTTATACTCTTTGTCTTTGTATGGGTGCTTGATGATTTCATCTTCATCCCAATGCTCCAACTCCTCAATTATCTCGTCTTGATACTTTAACTCTTGCAGGTACTCATGGATATAGTATTCATCCTGTAACTTAAATAACTTCGCATCGGTGTAACCTCCCCTCGCATCACATCCTCCATGTATCTGAATTAAGATGTAGTGTTCATCAAATATCGTTAGGTTACTTCCCTGTAAGATTTGAGATAGGTCTGACTCTCCATTGTATGTGTTCCACGTTCTATCTACCTCTACCTCGAAGTTTTCGTTCAAGTATTCAGCTGCTTGTCTGCTCACCCCATATACCGAATCTTTGCCATGTATATCTCCTTCCCAATCGTCTGGATTGGTGTTTAAGCTATTGAACTCTTCGCATATATCGTCTAACTCCAATTGGCTGAGGTAATGGAATACGGATACCGTTCTCTCAATGTAATCGCCATCGAAAGTAAATGTCTCCTCTTCTTCATTCTCAAAGTCCTCGATTGTTTTCTTTTGGTTGCGCTCCCAATTACGACCATACGCTCCACCTGAGTCAAGCATATGTCTGCCTGTGTTCTCGGTTAGCATTTCGTAGATTAACTGTTTTGTTTTCATCTTACCATTTTTAAGGTGTAACTTTTTACTATACTAAATCCAATGAAGAATCTTGCGTGTTGCAATGCTTCTTTGTAGCTGTATGCATTTATTATGGCGTAGTCAATTACGCTTTTATCGTGTGCGAATCCTGTAAACTTATATTGTTTCATTCGTGATAGTAATTTATGCCCCTGCTTCGTGGCTGATTTCTAATTTAGTTATACTTGCTTCTATGTTTAAGTCTCGGCAGATGTTATGCAGTACGCCCCACGTATGTCGAGCTATCTTCTCTCCTTCCTTATCTCCTCTATCTTTTGCATTGTTCATCCTGTGCCAGGCATTGACAAGTTCTCTGTGTAATACTTTTCTTGTCGTATCTGTTGTACTTTCTATAAACATTAGTTCCAATTTAAATGGTTTTCATTTATTACTTTTCTAAGTGTTGGCTCGATTAGTTCAAACCCAAGTATTACCCTTTGCCCGTTATAGTTCATAAAGGATAACTCTTCAATGCTTTTATACTCTTGTATTGAATGCAGTACTATTGTTTCGTATTCGTTGTCGTATTTCCAGCGAACTACTACATTGTATTTGTATAGATTAAACGTTGTCATCTTCCATTTCGTTTAGTTGTTTTCGTATCTTGGTTGTCTTTATTGTATGGAGAACTACAAATACTCCTATTAATACTATGCACAATATCGTTAGTGCTTTTTCTTCTTTTGGTATTAATGTTGCAACGATAGTTAATATCATTGCCGTAAATAGATACATAAATTGTTTCATTTTATTTCCCTCCTTTACTTTTACTTGGACAATCATTTACCTTGCTTGTGTATACGTGCGTAGGTATTTCTTCTCCATCTGTTTTTAACTCTAAATAAATTACTTCATGTATGTCTTTATACATTCTCTTAAGCTTTGATATAGGAACGAACCGATCTATTGAGATTGGTCCACTTGCCTTTACTATGCTTGTTCTGTTTGCCGTGCGTTTGCTTTCATACGTTACGACAAATTTTGTAAGTGTGTTCTTTTTCATTTTCGTACCCTTTGTTACATCTATTTGTGATAGTGTCGCCCATAAAAAAAGGGGAGCAAAAACTCCCCTCAATTTATTTGGTGTGTGCTATCTTAATTCAAAAACTTTACGTTGTCAGTTACTGACTCAATGCTCAAACCTTTAGACCTATTCAAAGACTTTTCAATGATTACGAATATGTCTTTGTAGATTCCGTTCGCACATTTCTCAAAACATTGTTTAGATGTTTGCTTCACGTTTCCGTTTTTATCTTTGCGCTCCGTTGCTCTGAACGTCTTGGAATAATCAACAAAATCGCTGTTAGGTAGTGTTTGAATTTTGCCGTCTATATCGAGTTGAATTTCAAAACGTCTTGAAAAGTTGAAGCCGTTTTTCATTCGTCCCCCATTGGTAAGCATTAAAGCTCTAGCTTCGGCGATTGCGTAGGTTAATTGATACGCGATTGATTCGCTTGATTGGTTTTTCTTAAAGCTTTGCGAGTTAGTAGTCAAGCTTTGTTTTTCATTGTTAAAAATTACAGAAATTTTCATGATTTTTAAATTTAAATTATTAATTATTACTTATTTAATTGCGCATAATATTTGCGTCTTTGTTTATTAGTCATTTTTGAAATTTCAACACGTTTTGAAATTCCGTTAATTTGATTCTCGATATTTAAACGCGTTCTAATTTCTTTATTGGCTTTGTTAGTTTTACATTTCAAATCCATATTTAAAGAAGTCTTTTGAACTAAACCCCCTTTATGAATCGTTGTAAATCCGTTCTCATGAACTTGTTTTAAATTGCCGTCTTCGTTACGTGTTACAATTGTAACGTTTTGAATCGTGTTTCGTGTGCGTTTTCTCATATCTAATTTTTATATATAGTTCGCCCCTTTATACTTTAACCTTTATATAGTATAGGAACGAACAAGAATTGCAACAAATATAGTAAAACTTTTTTGAATAATGCAAATAAAATTTTAAAATAATGTATAACTCACTGATAATCAATGATTTATAACACGAAAAAAAATTGATAAAATTCTGGAAATTGCCCAAAAATAACGAAAAAAGCACCAAAAAAACGGAATAAAAGTTGGCACAAATGACCAAAAAATGGGATTAAAAAAGCTTTGTATATTTTCCCAAGTAACAAATATAAACGTATTAAGAGTCAATAGTTTATTATATTCCAGCTAAAGTAAAGCTTTAAGTAAATAATGTTATTATCCTGGATTTAAACAAGTTAGATAGATCTATTTAAAGTAAATTTTCCTATGAAATAGTTTAACTAACTGATTTTTAGTAAGCTATATTAGTACATGATAGTGTATAAGGGCAGTTTATACATGAAGTAAAGGTTTAAGTAACCAATGTAAACGGCTGAAATAAAGATAGTTAGATAGACTAGACATGACTGAAATTGACTTTGCGTTTTCCCCTACACGCGCACGGGACGTATGTATATGTATATTACCCACAAAAATAGAGATGAAAAATAGAGACCCACAAAAATAGAGATGGTTTTTTTCTGGAACACCAATACTTAACTAGAGTTACTTAAAGTAATGGTTTAAATAAGGTATAGGGATAGTAGTACTAGTTAGGGTTCTGACATGGGGATATAAGGACATGCCGATCCTTTCGGACACAACAAATCTTATCATTACATTCAAAGATTTATAATGTTTCAAGGCATCAATGATATTCTATTAGCATCTTTAGAGATAAACAGTATAAAGGATTTTTCTCTGAAAGCCTTACTGGGCCTAGGTTTCTTGTTTACGTTTGTGGTAACTTTTTGTATTACATTAGTGGTAGCAGAAAAATAATATATATCTTTGCTTAGCTATGATTACAAAGAGTGGTGTTGATTTAAATGTGTGTGCTTATTGCAAGAAGACTTTAGATGAATACTCTAGAACTATAGATCATTTATATCCTAAGAGCAGGGGTGGTAAGTTGAGTAATAAGAACAAGGTTCCGTCTTGTGGGGACTGTAATAAGATGAAGGGTGATTTAAGTTTATGGGAATTTTCTAAAGCATTGAATGGATTGATATTTTATGAGCACGCTCGCCACAAGGAGAATCTGGCGCAATTAAAAAAAATAAAGTTAAACGTGCAAAATTTAATCAATGAGCGATCTGATAAAAAAAAGAGTAAATAACATTGTATATGATTTGATACTGCTGGAGGCAGATAGGGTTATTGCTCACAATCAAAAAAACTTAGAGTTGTATTACAAGGATTACAGTGGGGAGCTGGTTCCTATTGCGGAGCCATATGATGCTGAGGTAACTGTCTTAATTGACAATTTACTTAAGAGGCGGAAAATGAGGTACATGATATCTTTTAATGAAACTATAGATTTACTTAATGACATCAAACCCTCTAGTAATAAGATACTTAGGCTAATGGTAAAATGCATGAACTATGGGAATGTGTTACGGAACTATAGCCTTAGGGATCTGCAGCAGGCTACTGGCATGAACATGAGATATGTGATTTCGAGCATATCGGAGTTGTGCGCCAATGATGTTATTCGTTTTGAGATGGAGAAGAACAGGAGGATATATATGGTGAATCCATCTTTCTTTTATAAGGGAACGATCAAGAAAATGTTTTATTGTACAAAGAGTTTTGATAGGCTGCCAAGGAGGAATGAGGACCTTGAGGAATTGTATGAGCCAAATTTAGATATATAATTATTTGTATATTTGTCTCTATGAAACAAGACAAGTACTGGGCATCTAACCCAAAGAAAAATGGCAGCTATGTCGATAAGGCACGAGTAGAAGGTAATAAGCCTGCGCCAAATACACTTAAAGATGAAATGACTAAGTGTACTGGAAAGTTTGAAGTAATGTACCAAAATACAAAGGACAAGAATTACAGACTTTAATCCTATGGAAAACAGGGATAACATAATTAAAAAGATTAAGGCTAAGTTGGCTCGCAATAAAGAAAAGCGCAAAAAGATTGAAGATCTAAAAAATAAAAAGAGAATGGGTCGGCTTATAGTAAACCCTGATAAAAAACCATTACCCCCTGATTTAAAAAAGAAAGCAGCTTTCGATTATGATGGCCCAATTTCAGAAGAGGAACAACAAATCTTATATAAAAGGGCTTCACAGCCAACATACATAGATGGAAAAAATCCTAGGTATACAAAATGGTATTACAAAAATCAATTAAGAAAAATAAAAAAAGGTATAATATAATAAATAAATAAATAGTTATGGACAAGCCTAAAAAGTTAAAAAAAGCTTTAGCAAAAAAGTTAAAAACTGGTGAAGGAAAAATTGCTCCAGTAAAAACTCAGTACAGAGTTGGACCTATAAATAAAGATGGAACTCCTCTTTACATAGGAAAAGCTGCAGGAAAAGCTGCAGGAAAAGTAGCGACTCAAGGATATATAGGAGGAATTGCATTAGGAAAAGCTGCAAAAAAAGCTTCAGAAAAAATGAATAAAATAAAAAATAAATAGTTATGAAAAGCAAAATGATGATGAAGATCAAAAAACTTAAAGAAATGAAAGACGGTATGGATAAAGGGGATAAAGGTAAAAAAGGTAAAAAAGGCGGAAAAGAAAAAGGTAAGTTTGCACCAGATAATATAATTGATTCAGTGAAGAGTGCAAAGGCGAGGTATGCAAAGAAGATGCCAATTAGGTAATGGCCTACCTAGATAAAAAATCAGGCGTAGATCCAAAGCTTCTTAAAAGAGTTGGCGATAAAGCTAAAGCTATAAAAAAGAAAAAAGTTCCAAAAGGGTATCATAGGATGCCCGATGGGAGCTTAATGAAAGGTGATTCGCACAAAGGATAGGGCTATCAGTAAGGTAGCCCTTATTATATAATTTATGGGAGAAACAAGAGTAAGAGGTGTTCGAACTGAAGACTGGTATCCATCGCATCCAGAGTTTGAATATCCAAAAGAATTCGTAGATTGGATAGACAGCATAAATTCAGGCTGGCAAAATAAAGCAAAATACAAATCATTTGAGCTATACTGCAAACAAGCAATGCAGTGGCTTGAAGACAATACCCTCATAACAGACTTTGAAAACGAAGAAGACCAATACAATTGGTTGGCGCAAGAAATAAAAAAGTGTAATGACAATACACTATACTTCTGCAATAAATACGGTTGGATAAAGGAAGATAAGGCCGAAAATGGTATGTTGCGATACCAAGCGTGGGAAGCACAGAAAGTTTTACTGTATTTATTTGACTGTGGATATTCAATGATGATTGGAAAGGCGCGACAAATTGGATTTACAACGACAATGTGCCTTGCAGGAATGAAACGAGTAAATTTTAACAAATCTTATTTCATAAAATTTGTCACACACTCTAAGGACAAGGGGGTGGAGATATTCCGAGATAAAGTTAAGTGGACATATACAAAGGTTCCAGAGTACATGGCTCAGGAAGTCAAGAACTGGACCGATCAGATTATGTCATTTGATAAAAAAGGAGGAAGGAAAGGTAGAGATGAAGGTGGGGCATCACGATTTCAAGTAGACAGCCCACAGGTAGATGCTATTAACGGTGGTTCACCATCTGCTGTATTCATAGATGAGATTGGTCTATTTGAGATATTTGGTGAAATGATGCGTGAAGGTAGACCTGCCTTATTTAAATACAATCCAGATACAGGGAAGATGACCATGCAGCAGCAGTTTATAGCCTGGGGAACAGGAGGAGAGATGGATAAGGGTGGTTCTGTATTTGAATCAGAATTTAAAATGTGTAACAAACAATGGAAAGAAAAAAACTATGACTATGGAATTATACCACTATTTTTCAACGCATACGCACGAAGAGGAGTTACCGACAACCACATCAGCAACGAGCGGAAAGCCTATTTGGCACTTGAAGGAACAAGAAAAGGAGAAATTGCCAAAGTGCAGTTCCACCAACATTATCCAATTACCATCGATGACATGTTCCTTCGAAAGTCAAGAACACTTATACCAGTACACACTTGTAATAGAAGACTAAATGAAATATATGGTAAGGATTCTCCTATAGAATATGGATTCTTTGATCCGATAATGGATATGAGTCAGCCAACACCTGACCTAATTACAGAATACAGGATTACAGGAGCTAGATGGATACCTACATCAGGTAGAGAAGATATATCCACAACAGCAATGATTGTACACCACCCACCACATGACGAACTATGGAAAAATAGGTGGTATCAAGGAACTGACCCCGTAAACTCAGAAACAGGACACTCTATGATGTGTAGTGCAATATGGGATGCGCTTACAAATACAGTTTCTTCTGTAGTGTTCCATAGGGATAAGAAATTTAAATATACCTACCTGCAGGTACTGCTACAAAGCCTATATTACGATCAGCAAAAAAAGGGAGGGGTAAAAGAACTTGTTGAAAACAATATCGGAGATATGCATGTAGACTTCCAAGAGGTACACGGATTTAAAAGTAAGTTTACAGCAAATGCACAGCTACCAGATTACTTTCAGACATATGGAGGTAAGTGGTTTGGGCTTTCAAACAAGGCCAACACAGCTCCACGTATTATAGCAAAGACAGAAGAGATGATTGATGGCTACGGAGAACAGATAGATGTGCCGTGGCTATGGGAGCAGTTAAAGACATTTGTTGAAAAAGATTTAAAAAGCACTACAAGCCATAGGCAAACTAGATATCAGGCAGCAGATACTAGGTATGATTATGATGATACGATATTTGCTATGACATTTGCATATATAAATGCTCAGGCACATGCACGATATGAACCCATGAATGTAAAAGGGGATGATTCAAAGCCAAATGTAGTCACAAGATACGTGCAGTCAAAAGAGACAAACTACAGGATGAGACTCGCCAAAGTAGACGCTAAAACAGGCAAGCTCTTAAAAATTATAAAGTAATTTCTAGTTGTTTAGTTAGTACCTTGTTTTTATCAAAGCCTATATGTTTGTTTTCCCATATACAGCCGTGCTTATTTTCTAGAGACTTTTGATAATCGTCTAATATAGACATGAAATGTTTTTTCTCTCTTTTATTCATTTCTTTAAATGACATGCAGTGGTATTTATTGCAATCTTCAAAAGTGCCCTTGTTTTTATTTACCCAATACAAATGATACTCTGTGATGTGTCTATCGTAATCGAATGCTGCCTTTATATATGACTTGGTGATGAAATGTTGAGTGCCGTTTTTTATAACTTCTTTTAATTTGTTCTTAGAATACGAAGAAGTTGTGCTCATCAGTCCAAGTTATTCCATATTAAATTGACTTCTTCCTCCAAAGGCTTTGTTTTGATCATTTGTGGCCTCTCCTTTTCTCTATTTATCCAACAAATATATGAATCTCCTAGCTTAATGTTGGTAGTTTCTTGTATAATCTTTTTATAAAGACCTAATTGCAAGGAGTATGTATTCATCTCACATTCTTCTAAATGACCTAAGCCATTAATCATTTTATTTTTGTATTCGCTCTTTTTTCTAAACTTTTTATTTGTTTTATAATCCCATATCTGAAGCTCATCGGCTTTCTTATTATAGAACAACTGATCTATCATACCACAAACAAGCTTCTTCTTATGACCAACAACCAATTCAGATCGAACAGGTATCAACTTGTCTTTTATCATAGACATAAATTCAATAGAAGGTTTTACCATCTCCTCAGGAATCATATATGCATCTTCATACTGCTTGCACGATATCGCCATTTCAAGATACTTGTGTACATGTGTTCCAGCTTCTGCTGCTTCATTCTTTTTCTGCTCCCACATTTCAAGCACATCTTCTTTAGACATATTGTGTTTTTTACCATAAAAGAAAGCCATCTTCTCGGCCTCAAATTCTTTTTTATAGCTATTTATAACAGAGGTAACTGAAGTACATTGCTCATCTTCAAAAAAATACTCATGCGTATTCTCGTAAAAAACTATATCTCTAAACTTGTCTAATTCTATAAAGATATCAAACATAGGAAACCTCAGCTACCTCCTCCATTAACTTATCAAAAGCCTCTTGTGCAAAATCAGAGTCATCAGCTAGCCTGAACCTGTTTGAAAGGAAAAACTTGTAATTACAATTCTCATTTATTGGAGCTTCTTCAAGTTTGTAGCCCATTTGCATGCCATGATTTGCAAGTCTTTTACAATCAATAACGGTATATATTTTGTTTTTTTCAACCCATGTTCCAAAGAAACCTTCTGGTTTGTTTCTGTCGTTTACGCAAATCACTTTAAATGCATCCATAATTAAATATTTTAAAAGATCCCCCACTACCAAATAGAAATTGGAAAGGAGGTAGGTAGCAGGGGACTAAGTGTGAATGAAAAATCATAAGAACCAATTTCTGAAACAAATATATAAAACTTTTTTTAAAAAAGAAAAAGAAACAAAAAGAAAAAATATTATACTTTATAAAAGAAAAACTATTATTATCTATATCATTAATAATAAATAAATTTATTATAAATAATATATATAACACCAAAAAGAAAAATTTTCATAAAAAATAATTGTTACATTTGCATTGTGTTTTGACACGGTGTTTTATTATTAACTAACACGGAGGCTATAAACCTCGGTGCAAAAACAAATTAAAATGGCTATTTCATTTAAATTACCAAAAATCGATGCAGACTCTGCATTATTCCTAGACACTCCAGTAGCAGGAGACACGGACCTTTCTAACGGTGTGTTAACTGTAAAAGACGAAGCTGGAAACGTAGCTTTAGTTGTTCGAGCTAGTGACTTTTTAGATTTTGAGAAAAAAGCATATGCTGCTGGTACTGCTAACATTGTAGACGTTGATTTAACTTCTGTAACAATGGTTAACAACGGTACTTATTCTTTAACTGTTTCTGCTCCATATGCAGTTAACTTCTTTGGAGGAGGTCAAGAAACAGGTGCGGTTTATACTGCTAGAACTTATTTAGTTTCTACAGATGGTACTGCTACTGTTGCTGAATTACAAGCTGCTTTTGTTGCTCGAATCAACGGAGATGTTAATGCTTATTTCTCTGCTGCTGCTGTAGCTGGAGACATTGTACGAATTACTGCTGATGATGCTGGATTTGGTCCTTTGACTATTACTGCTCCTGCAGGTGCTACTGTTGCTGATGACACAGCGTGGGTTGAGCCAGTTGGAACATTGAGCGAAGTTCAAGAGTACTTCCCAGGTTCTACTTTAGGATCAGCTTCTTACAGCCGATTTGTTCTTCGTCACAGAAAAGCAATAAGAACTAACATTGTTAACGGATTGCAAGTAATTAAGCCAGCTAAAGCTGTTATTTACATTGATTCAACTGATACTACTGCAATTACATTGCTAGAAGACATCTTTGATGGATCATACGCAACAACTGTTGCAACTGCTGCTGACTACTTAGGTTGCCCAGCTGTCTAATTAAAATTTAATTATCTTTGTAGGGTAGGTATAAAAGTGCCTACCCTATTTTTTTATACTTTTATGGCAGACAAAGAGCAAAAGGAAGTTGAGCTCGTTATTTTTGGAATGGAAAGAGAGGGTGATTTAAGAATAGATTACCCAGAATTATCAGAAATAGACGAATTCAAAAACCTAAAAGCAAAAGAAGTAAGACTTTGCTGGTTTGTTGGAAACAGAACGAGTCCAATATACAGTATAAGCAACAAAGGAGAAAGACTCAAAAAAGGGCTTGAATTAACTTACGGTAAAGAGTACTACCTTAGAAAAGACCTAGAGGACATATCCAATGGTGATATACCGCAAGAAATAGTTCTTGGGATAAGAAAGATGGAGACATTTAATCCTGAGTACAGGCTTCGGGCGAAACTTATGAGTCAATACATGTTTGAGGTTTTAAACGACATGATTCTAATAGATCAAGTAACAATGAAAACCATGGACATAGACGATAAAAAGAAATACACTGATTTGGTAGTAAAAGTTTATGACGAGCTACCAAAAATGGTTAGGACATTAGAGTCTTCTTATGGTGCTAAAACAAAAGAGAAAAAGACCAAGAAAGAAGTTCTAGTTAAAATTAACGATATACTGAAGTGATATGAGTTTTATTTTCGATAATGGTAACATTCGCCCAAACAAGCTCCAGGGCAAAAAAGACAAAGACTACCACAAAAAATATGCGAAGTACTGTTTATCTGTAATGAATAACTACATATATCGCAGATACATCAATAAATGCCTAATAAATTGGTCATTCTTCAAAGGTCAAGATGGACAATGGATATTTGATGAAGATATCGAAGCTTTCTTCTTAGACGAATCTGGAGATGTAAGAAACAGACTGAAGTGGACAAAGAATGTTATTAAGCCAATGGTGCAGCAATATGTTGGTAATGCTATTAGGCTTTCTTACAATGCAAAAGCAAATTGTGTATCTGACTTTGTTATAAACCAAAGAGAGCAAGAATTAAAGAAAATAAAAACCATGCATCAACTTGCTGATGCTATACCATTTTTTGGAGACACGATAAAAGAACAGTTCAACCTAGAAGAAGATCCAGTAGAAACAGAAGAGCTATTCATCAATACTTTCGTTGATAATTACGAAACAGATATAAACAACTTACTTGAATACGTTGCAAATGACGTAAACATGAGTGAGCTTAAAACACAAATAACAAGAAACCTTGCTTTGTGTGGTCTTGGTATATACAAAGGATTTGAATCTGGAGAGTTGTACATGGCTGAGTCTGTAAATCCATTGTTTTTTGTTTGGGACATGTCTGCTAAAAAACCAGACTTAACAGATGCTGAATACATGGGAGAGTGGTACTATATGGATTCTCCTAGTATTTTCGAGAAGTATCAAAACCTATCAAAAGAACAAAGAGAGGCTATTGAAAACTACTCAAACAAAAGTAGTCAAAACTCTATGCACAAGATAGTAAATGAAGTATACACAATCCCTGGTGGAAAAGTTCCTGTATATGAGGTTTATTGGAAAGATGTAGAGAAAAGAGAATATGGTTGGGTAAAAGATGAGCACGATTATCCATACTATACTATGATTAATGATGAGGACTCGAACTATACGGATAAAGATTTGATAGAGCCTCAAACAGAAAAGCATAAAAAGGAAATGG